TTAGCCCCAATCCTCCTCTCCATGACTGCTTATTAATACGTCTCGGCGTGTAGATTCTTTTTCTATCATGTCAATTATCTCCGCAGGTGTGTTTTCCGGAAGTCCTACCGCGGGTAAACGAGTTTCCCGGTCGTCCGGATTAAAAGATTGTACATTGAGCAACATATGCTCGCTGCTCGGTGAAGTGTCTTCTGCAGCTATAACTCCGAGTATAAGATACCGGTTCTCTCCTATATTTAATACGTAATCGCCAGGGTTTCCGATGTATGTTTTTTCGTGCCAGTTTGATTTGAGTTCAACTCTTTCTTTTAGAGTTTCGAATGTCGTAACTGATCTGCGGTTAACCTCTTCTTTCACATCTTTCCACTTTTTATAAGCGCTTATATATTCATTTATTCTTTTTCGGAAGCTGGCATAAAACTCATCTGTCGGTTTTATATATTCGCAATTAAATTTTTCAGCGAGTTCTTCTACCGTTGAATATTCAACTCTGATAAATTTAATCGGTATATTTTCACGACCGCAAAGTTCCGGCACCGTATCTTCCTTTGCATAAGTATCGAGCCACCCTTTGGGAACGTTTACGTAGTCCCAGTTTTTCTCATCGAAAAACCTCATAGTTAATCCGCGAGTGTTGTACATTCCGTCTTCTTCTTTTTTTACGACCTGATCTAACTCCATCTGCCATCCGCTGTAGTGTTCGTACTTTTCCAGCGGTAGTGGTTTGTATCCTTCCGTGAGCTCGACCAGTATACAGTCGAACTCCCTTCCAATCGGGCGGAAGAATGTGAATATCATTCTTCCGTTAAAGTTCCCGTGATGATCACTCTCGTATGGAAATTTATCATAGTTTCTATACATTCTTACTTTCATTTTTCTTTCTCCTCTCTTAATACAAATCATCTGTGGCGATTGCCCACAAATCCGCATCTGATGTTTCTTCGTCTGCGTTCGCGATTCCGCAGCGGGTATATCTGTTCCCACTCAGTTCATACATCTCGTAGCCCCTGTCTACTCTTTCGAATTTTATCGTCCTTTTTCCGTCCGTTAAAATTCTTTCTCCGTTTTCAATTCCAATGTTTCTAATCATTTTTCTTACCTCCTATGGTTTAAATAATTTGTGGTGTTTTCCCTTTCTTGATTATATATTACAATATCATCTTTGATTAGTCAATACATTTTCAAGTTGTTTATTATAAATTGTTTTTATAGTAGGCAACAGAAAAAGAGTAAAGATTTCTCATGTCACAATAAATTAATTTGCGCAATAAAAAAGAGGGCGGTTTCCCGCCCCGTTTTGTAGATACCGGATCACCTCCGGGAGATTGCCGCTCCCACGGCTACTACTGTTGTCATTATCCATAGATTTCTTTGCCGAGTTTTAATTCTGATTTTTCGTTCCGCCTCTTTCTCGTACTCGTTCAAGTATTGATTGGCTCTCTCTAATGAGTTCTGCGTCTGTTCGTTCAATGCTTGAGATTTCTTGATTTGCTCGTTTGCTATTTTCAACTGCTCCTGCGCTTCGTTCAGTTGCTTCGCTTGCTTGTCTAAGAGTATCGACTTGTCCTTGCTGTGCTGTTCGAGCGTTGTCAAGTTCATTTCTAACTGTGTCAGCTCCGGTTCGGAGATTTGATACATCACCTCTGCCTGCACAGACGAACCAACCAATGACGGCAACAAGAATAATCCCGCCGATAATAAACATATAGTAAGCCTGTTTTTTATCATACATTTTCCACCTCACCCTTTATCAGCTGTGTAATTACTAGTTAAATATGCGTCCGGTGTAGTGCCTTTGAATGCGTACCCGTTAGTAACTACCGGCGATATGTATATCTGCATGCCGCCCTGCGGATATCCTTTGCCGTTATATGTTTCGCATTTAAGCACCGCTCCAACTTTAACCGAAAAGATGCCTGATTGTCTGGCTCCTATGGAACCAACAATACGGCTTGACGTTTCTGATTGTGCTATCGTTACAGCGTTTAATACAACACGATTGACTGACGTATTCCCACCTGACGTTGCATACTGATATACCTTACTGACGGCTAATATCGTACAATCCTTTTTCGCAATAAAGTCGGTCTCGTTGACAATATCAAAATACTCATCAAAGTCTGCTGATTTATATTTAGTGACCATTTTACAAAAATGAATATTATCTTTACGGCTCGTTTCTGCTTCGTACCCTTGATAAACCAAGTGTAATACAAGTTTTGTGGACTGTTCGTACGCCCGTATCGCTTGATTCACGGCTGCGTCTAAAATTTCTTGCGTGACAGAGTTAGCACCAATCAATTCTACAATACGTTCTTCTGTGATGAGCTCCGACTTCCGGGCGTACGGCGTTAAATCAACGGTAGCGTCATACCCTTCCTTGCCCGGGTCTCCCTTATCTCCTTTCACACCTCTTTCACCTTTAGCTCCTTGCAGGCTTTTCAGCCATTCTGCCACCGTGCCGTTAAATCCGTTGTCAACTGCTATCTCATATGCAGATTTTCCGTCTTTGCCTGCGCCACCTCCCCCTCCGTTCGGGATTGTTAATGACGCCTTTAACTCCTCCGGAGTTGTTATAATAACATTTATACTATCATCGTTATCTATAACAACACCAGATAATACGCCCATAGGTGATAATTCGGCGGTCAAATCTTTTTTACCGGAGATAGTACCGTGCAGGGATTCCGTGGCTGCAAGTTTTGCGTCTAGCTCATTAATCAAAATTAACTTCATCCTCAATTCTGAACCGGTGCGGAGTGATAATCGTACAGACATCTCCGGCAACGGTAGTTAGCTGTACATCATATACATAATCTCCGTAATCAAGATTTTTAGTATCTGCCGGACTAATCGTAATAACTCCGTTCACCGCCGTTTTCTGTAACACCTTTGCCTTATCGGTGGTTGATTTCTTGACTGTTAAAACAACTCTATCTTTCGTGCTGTCATAAGCGGCGCTTCCTGCAGATGTGATATTCAGTGATATTTTCGCCGTATCGCCTCTGGTTAAAAATATATTCTGGTTCGATATCGTAAGCATTTTACACCCCGTTCTCTAAATACCACTGCGCTTTCCCGCGGATGATGTCCCCGCCGGTGCCGATTTCATCTTGATCGCAGAGCTGCTCTAAATCCCAGCGACAGTCAGGCTCTCCGCTGTACAGTCCGTAGCCGTCATCATTAGCTGCTTCACCGTGTGTCATAAAATGTTCGCGATCAATCGGATTGTCAAAAACCTCGGCAATGACTGCAAACATCTTCGCAAGAGTCTCGATTTGCGCGGCGGTCGGCGGGTATTCGCCTAAGTCGTTCGGGCGGGCATTATAACAACAGCACAGAGCAATTGCAATGCTACCTGTGTTCCTGTGCCAAGTTGCTTTCGGTACCTCATCGAGCGGTCTTGTGTAGATGATCTCTCCGTCGCCGTCAACATTAAAATGATAGTCGTTAAACGTTGTGAAGTACCGTCCGGCCGACCAGTGTCCGTATGTAGTAGCCGGCCACGGAAACTGATAAAAATAGCTTCTTTTGTCAATGAGCTCTTGTTTAAATTCGGCTATTGTCATAAATACCTCCTATCTAAAATAACCGCTATTTAGCGGTTATTTCTTGAGTTTTGCAAAAATATTGTTATCAAGCAATGTTATCAACTTGTCTATGTGATGATTGCCTGCGTCTCTTAAATTCTCACAAATACTTAAAATTTCGTTGTAACAAATATACCCAAACATAAACTTGAGTACCGGCCACGAAAGCGGTATCTCTATCGCCGATAAAACCGTGTCAATCTGCGAAGCTGTAAGAATGAGAACTGTGAAGAGAATAAATTTTGTCAGAAAACCCCAAAGCATGATCTTCGATTTCAGCCTTTTGGCGCTGAACGCAAGAATAATACCGTATAGCTTTTCTCTCGTTGTTAAGTAATCGGGATCCATGCCTTTATCTACAAGATATTGATAACCGATAGCCAGCCAGCGTGTAGAAATGTCAATGATAATCAGCCAAAAATAAGCGTTGAGCACAACCCCGTATGCACTGTTAATAAATGACAAGATGTACATCAGCACAACGCTTACGACTGTCTTTGATTCCCATTTGTCTAAGAGATTGAGAGAAGTTCGGCAGAAGTATTCGGCAAAGTCTATCAAGTCTAAGACAAAAACGCAGGTAACAAATCCGCCCCACAGATACGGTGGTTTGCCGTATTTTTTTATTTTTCTTTTGAGATTTTGAAAGAATGTCATTTTCGGTCTCCTGCTATGTTGTTAAATCCGCTTCCGTTTCATGCTCGTTTATCTCACTCGACCATCTGATTGTAATACTATCTGTCATTAAAAACTGTGTTCCATAAATTTTATCGCTTTCACTTTCTATAAACCACCCGTAATCCCACGGATGCATATGAAAAAACTCAATACTAAGAGTTGATCCGGGCGTTACTTTGACATATTTCACTTCGGGTTTCATTTCGGAACCGGCTGTTATTTCAATGACTGTAACTCTTTCCGGTACAATAAATTCTGAATTTCCTTTAACTTCAACGCTGCCTGCAAGCGCTTCTGCTGCAATTTCCTTCTGCACATAATATTTTTTACCGTCAACGCCGCTAAATGTGTACATGTGCGTGTCAACAACATCTCCGACTTTTGCGTAATGCGGCACACCATCAATGTTAATTTTTAAGTAATTGTCTCCGACTTTAGATTTATCCGTCGTTAATTCTGCAAGTTCTTCTTCCCCGTTTGGCCTGATAATTTTAAATTTATCCATCATTCCACTCCTATCTTTGCGCCATTCGGCAATTTAATCATATTTCCATCAAAAATTTCTGTCTTCTTCACATACTGCGATAGATCTGCGGCAGGTCCCGGCGGACCCTGTATCCCCGTATTTCCTTTTTCCCCTTTCTCGCCTTTCGGAATTGAAAAATTAAACACTGCTGCGTTGGCCGTTCCGGTATTTGTGATCTTAGCATTTGTGCCTGGTGCCACTGTTGTTACCGTTCCGATTTTGATTGTTGCAGCGACTCCGTCTTTTCCGTCTGTTCCTTTCGGTCCGGGGTCTCCTTTAGGCCCGGGATCTCCTTTGGGGCCTTGAATACCCTGTCCGCCGCCGGAAACCGGAATGACAAAATCAAATACAGCATTTGTACTATTGCCGGAATTTGTCACCGAAGCGGAGGTACCTGTCGTCACTTCTCCGACTTTTATCGTTGCCGCTGCCCCGTCTTGTCCGTTCTTCCCGTCGGCACCCTTAGGACCCGGGTCACCCTTTGGTCCGGGGTCGCCCTTAGGACCTGGGTCACCTTTCGGACCTGCTCCGCTACCGCCGCTGCCCCCGTTTTCATATAGATATTCCAGATCATTCGCAATATAGTCTAAAATGCCGTCATTCCCCTTCGTGCAAAACGGCGTGTTTTTGCCAAACGCCCCGGGCTGTATGATGTTGTCATTCTCATCTCTTATTTCCGGATGCTGAAATGTCTGTGGTCTCATTCGGATACCTCGGCTTTTTTAATCTCCAGCGTGACCGTGTCTCCGTAGTTAAGCTCGTCGGTCTCTTCTGGAGAATTTGTCTGTATCGTCAGCATTTCTCCAGTCTCTGGGTTGTGAAAGCTGAATGTCGTTAAAACTCCGTCGTTCTGCGGATATGACACTTTACCGTTGACACTGTAATTTCTTTTCATTGTTCTGCTCCTTTTTAATAATTTGTTACATTTACGAATAAAATGCATGTAGCTCTTAAAACACCGCCCGGTATGTGTATATCGCCGCCAGGATTGACAATCGCACTATCCGCAAGCCATTGTGATTTAATTCTATTTGAATTGACCCAATTTAGCTTTAGCGAGCTATGAACTACTGCTTGTGGTGTGCTTCTTTGAAATTCGTGCATCGAAAACATAATTGCCGCCACTTTACCGCACGGAAAGGAAGTCTCCGGCATGACCGCGGCAAGCCCTGCTGAATCATTACTTGATATTTCGGATTTGATATGACTACCTACAACTCTCAAGTACGGCGTTTTACTATTAAATACTAATTTCTTCGTATCGGGGTCCCATATAAACAGTCCTGCTCCTAATGTATTCGGATCGGACTCTTGCGTGAAAATATATAAAGTAATCGATTCATGTACCTGTGTCTGTATCATCGACACCGATACGGGAGCGTGTACTCGCAACGTCATTTTCCCGCCGTTTGCTTCGGCGGTAACGTAGTATTGAGGGTTACTACAATAGATCGCCGGAATGTACTGCATATTAAAAGCAATTTCGTATTCGAACCATTTCCAATTACTACCGCCCTCGGCTATTTGTGACGGCGCGGGCAGTTTATCTACTCTTAATAACCTTAAGTTTTTATACTTATTGTTAATAATAAGGTGCCTGTCAGCATTGTAAATTTCTAAAAAATTAATAAGTGCCATAGTAGATCCTCTGCTTTCTGTTTCCGTCGAAGTCACCGCGGTATACCCATCTAATTTGATTGCCCGATGTCGTAATTTGCAGCGGTGTTGTATATTCCGTAGTTTCCGGAACGAAAAACACAAATAGCCGGTCGTTACCTCGAATATCGATAGTTCGGCTTCCTGTCGGTGTGTCGGCTGTAAAACTGCCGAGAATGCGGGTCAGTGAATCTGTGATATCAAGTATCAATCCTTTTTGCGGATGATAAATTTTTAATCCAATAGCCATCAGATGTTCACCCCTAACGCTATAACACGGAAATTGTTCTCATCAAAAATTTCAATCAGGTTGTCCTGAATTACCGTACGTGCTCCACTTGTCGCCGTCTCCAGCCTACCGATTCTTGCTGTTATTGCGGATAACGATGTAACTGCCAACTTATCCGCCGTTACGGCTTTTGCCGCAAGCATTCTTGATACAATAACGTTATTGTCAAAAACGGTCTGTCCGGTAACATGTAAATACTTTCCATTTATCGTCGTAGTCGTCGGTGACAGATTAATCTGATTGATAACGTCGCCTTTTTGTACTCGTAGATTGATAGCGTCGGTCATTTGAGCGATCGCGCTGTAATTTGCTTTTGCAAGCATAAGATTGCCGAGGTTTGAGACGATCGTTGTAACATCTTGTTTTGCGATTGCGCCGTCGTTGAGCTTTTGCTTAACTAACGCGTCTACTTTCGCAAGGCTGACCGCCTCGTCTTCAAGCATATCCTTTGAGATAGATACTTTGACAACGACACGGCTTGCTTCGGATTTCTCTCCTTCGCCGAAGAGGTCATAATAAGCAATGGAGACATCATAGATTCCCGCGCCGCAAGTGTGACTGTAGCTGTTGTTTTCGGTCTTGATTGTCTTCTGCCCGTCGGTGCCGCTGATGTAGATGTTCATTCCTGCGCAGTCTTTCGGGATTGCTTCAGCTGTCAGTCCGAAACCGCCGATTGTACTTGTAAGTACGGGCGGATTCGGTTTCTTCGGCGGCTGTTTATTGTACTGTAAAATAGCCGGCGCAGAGTATTTACCGATTGCGGATTTTGCGTACAGATATAACTTCCCACTTCGTTCAGTCAGCGGCAGTATAGCGGACAAGTTATTTGTTCGTGCTAACAATCCCGATGTTTCAGCGCCCGGCGATTGATCAGTCCGAATTTCATAAAAAGCGACGTCGGTATTCGTGACTTCTTTCCAGCTGACGGTACATACCGCCCCAAAATCTGCGCCAAATCCGTCCGGCGTATTCGGGATTTCTGTTTTGAGTGCAACAAGAATTTTCATCTGCGGCGATGTATCCGGACTTGTAGACTCTCCCCATTCGTCTTTCGTACAAACAGCAATTAAATAGGTATCTCCAACGATGGCCTGCGGTATAACGACTTGGTCTTTTCCGCTGCCACCGAACGTCCACTCTCCGTCAAAACCGAGTTCAGATCCTTTCGTGCCCTCTTTTATGACGAGATCTTTTGCCTGCCCATTGCTTGTCTTATACCAGACGTCACCTTGCAGATAGCTCTGCAACTCGGGCGGCGTCCAGTTTACGACGATATCATAACGGGACACGCCGTCCGCAAGCTGTCTATAACGGTTATATGCGGTTAAGTTCGTAACCGGCGGGATGTAGTACGGAGCCAATGTATATTCATATGCTCTAACTTCGGACAGATCCTGCTGACCAGCCCCGAAGATGTTGTACGAACAGAATTTTAGGTAAATCTTCTTACCGATATCGTCTTTTGTAAACGGTACTTTAAACACAGAATTATCCAGCCGGACAAAATCTGTATCTTTAGCGTGCATTCTTATTGTTGTATTGCACTGGCCGCGGTACAATCCCGACAGCAGCCATGCGCCGTTCGACTGCAAATTAGCGTTGATGTAACTCATACACTCGCCGTCTATCCAGCAGAGCGTATTCTTGCGTTCTGCGTCTTGCAGAGTACCACTAAGCAGCTGATCATTACATGTTACTATTGCTTGATTGCCGCTCGGATGATTCGGCATCGGTGACAATGGCTGTGTTAATTTACCACACCGCGCGGAGCCTGCAATTTGCCCAACTGTTCGATAATTTGTGTTATCGTCAGAAACGTACACAGTACATCCGCCCCAGCCGTCCGCCTTGCCTTTCGCGGCTATCCACAGCTCTAAGCCGTCGGCGGTAAGATCCGCAGGCGGCTGAAAAATAACCGGAACAGTATCCGGCGCGGTTTTGTTGTAATCAATAAATGGACGATCTACATCGTGTACATCATACGTAGCCGCGGAGTAGTTTCCCGGAGGCACAGATACCGCCGTAACTGTAAGCATTCCGCTATCGTCTTCGGTAACTGCTGTTACTCGGACTACTTGCTTATCAATCCCGCTATACTTATCTGATATACGTACTAGGTCGCCCGGCTCTATTCTGCAAAAAGCCCAATCAAGAGTAAAAGTATACTGGTTTCTGCCGTACCTATTCTTGCGCGCGGCCATTTCGGCTACTTTCACGGCTCGTTCTTTCGTGTACATATACCGGGCATTTATTGTATTTGCTTGCCGGAGTCCGTGATTCGCGATATCTTCTGAAAACTGATAAGCGACAGATTCTTTTTCATAGCTGTTAGCTCTGTTACTAAACTCAACAGGAAAACGATTATAGATATCCGCGGAGTCTTTCCGCTGATATGTGACAAGCGCTCCGTCAGACTGCGGGATGAAGTCATCAGCGGTCAGGTCATACTGTACAGTCTTATCCGGCGTCCAGTTACCCGCAGGACGGTCTTCGGTTATGACAATTTTATACCGGTCGTTAGACCAAAAAATATGCGCGTTCGTGAGCCCTGTTATTTCTTTAACGATGTCGCGCACAGCGCTTTCGTCGGCATCTGCCGGCGTAGAAATCAGCAAATCTGCCTCTCTGCAGTACTTTCGGTACTCGTCGAGGTTTTCAATATTGACATCAGACAATCCGACTCTGTCTAACAGCGCTCTTATGTAATCCGCGGGATTAACGTCGACACCGTCTCCGGTACTAAGCAGCTTACCTTTTACTTCAAAGTTGTACGTCGGCATAGCTGCGGAGTCACCCAGATCGATTACTCCCGCCACGTACGCCAAACCATTGTACGGAAGTGATTTATCCGGATGGTGCTGCGCTACATAACTCCACGGCGACTGTGTAGATGCGCCGTCGAAAAGTGACAGTCCAACCTCTTCAGCCGGATAATTGTAGACCTCTTTATCCTTCCAGATTCTATTGATACCTGCTATCTGACCCTCGCAGAGTCCAATAATTGTCGCCACGGAATATGTATATGTGATGTTAGTTTGTTTCCCGCCGCCCTTACCTGCCCGGTGGGTCTCTTTGTGCTCGTGCGCGGTAAAATCATCGTAATATATAATATTCCCGCCAATACGTGTTGTACCATAGATTTCCGGAACAGCAGTACCGTATTCCGCAGTATTAACTGTAAACGTTGAGATTTTATTAGCCCGAGTAACAATGTTCGGCCCCCTGAAAAAACTCATACCGTATCCTCTCTCCACCTGTAGATGTACTTAAGTCGCGACTGTCCGCGGTGGTCACAAAACATAACATCGCTCATCTCTGTAACTATCACACCTTGATTGATTAATGCATGAATAACTCTGTCCTGCCCAATATATACTGCTGCATGAGATATGCAGCGACCGTACTTGTACAACAAAAAATCACCAATTTGTAGATCGGTGACTTCGTCACAATATTTTTGTACGTACCTCAGAAACCACTCTTCTGAATGCGATAAATGCCACATATTAGAGTATGGCGCGACGCTAATTGTATCCGGTTTTATTATTTGTGCGCCTTCGAGCACACCGATTAGCAGCATACCGCAGTCTACGCCTACGCCCTTTACTTTTGCCATATTAACGTGCGGCGTTCCGAGCCATGCCCGCGCTTCTGCAGCTATTCTCTCGCCGACGGTCATATAAGTATCTCTTTCAAAGGCACATATGGCGCCACGACCGACGCGTTATCTATATCCGTCGAGCTGATAACCCCCTCTCCTGACGTACTATACGCTTTCTGCGGATAGTACTTCCGGATCGGGAATTTCATATTCAGCCCTTGCGTCTTTGATTTTACGGACAACTGCAGATCCACGCCGCCTGCGTGCTTAACTTCAACGTTCCCCGCAAACAGTCCGATTGCACCTAATACTGATGCCCCACGGAAGAAACAGCGCCTTAGCGCTAATACTGCGCCATCAAGAACGCCTTCGTGAGCTGCTCTTAGCAGCGGTTTATTTTCTATTTTGTCTTTCGGATCTGCGCAAATCGTGACAGTCAATGTGTCTACCGAAACATCACTCTGCAAGTCAATTTGACTGCGCTTAATAAGCAGCGCATTGTGCTGATACGCTCTTCCGTTATATACAATGTCCTGATCTGTATCGGCATAGTAGTATTTGTTTCCGTTTGACAGTGTCAATTCATACAGATCGCAAGACGTAAAACTTTTCTCTGTATTCAGATACGTTTCTAAGTCAGTTGTTACTTTCTTCATCGTACTACCCTCAGCTTGATACTTCCCGTTTCGTTCCAGTTTCTAAATAATTCTGTGATTCCCAGTCCGTCGTCGTCAAAACATACTTTCCAGTAATACGTATAATCGGCCTTAATGACGTCGCTGCCAGCCGGAGCTGTTTTAAAAACGATTACCCCGTCCGTTATCGTATAATCCGATGCCGGCACTTTTGCGTCGTTGCGATAAACAGTGGCATTCTCAATATACGCGGCGGGCTCTACATACTCCCCGACTTGCATAACTGCTTGATATTTACCGGGGGAAACCATCGGGAGTTGTATGCCTTTTACCTGATAATCCTTCGGATCTAACCAAAGAAACGGAAGAAGCGCCCCTTTCTGCAGCGCGCAAAAGCCTAATATTTTACGAGACTCTTCATCGGTCAACCGTTTAAACTGTACACTGATTGTCCAGTCCGGATACAACTGATTCGTCATAGCCCGCCTTCGGCCGGAGCCTGTTTTTTTCACTGTTGTATTCCAAGTCTCTTTTTTAGAGGAGTTCCATGCCGCTTTTTGTATGTCCGGAAACTTTTTCAAAGCCATTTACCATACCCCGCTATCTGTCGCAAAATTTCGGTTGTTTTCATGCAGCGCCTGTTTAATTTGTTTAAGCCCCCCGCGGTTTAAAAAGTCCATGAAAGACTTAGCATCTAAAGCTGACACAGATAAATTTACATCGCCACCGGCGGCGTCATCTACGCTACCGCCATTCGAAAATTCCGGAGTAGCGCCGGCGTTAATGGCGTTTAATGCGCCAACGCCTATGCGGTCGACCGCAGCCGAGCGGATAACGTACTCACCTTTAGACAACATAGCCGGAATAGAGTCGCTGGTACCCGTACCCGGGCCGGTAATGTATCCGCCTGCCGCTTTCTTCGTAATACCAAATACCGTTTTATTAGCCATATCAGCAGGCGTCATGCCGCTCGCCAACGTCGGGAATGCAGAATAAATCGCAAACACGCCGAGCCATTCGGTCAGTATCGATACCGCAGTGTTAATAATGTTCTTAGCAAAATCGGCCAGCGCTTCCTTTCCCGACTTTGCGCCAGTAATGAAATCCGACATAGCACTGCCCATACTTTTACCGACATCGTTCATGTAGCCAACAATTTTATCGTGCCACTGCTGCGCTGTGGTCAGCTGCTGAATTTCAGCATCGGCGGCTTCTGCTAAAGCCGCTTTGTACCGATCAACAAACGACTGCAGCGTCTCTCCTTTTGCTGTTAGCTCTTCTGCCAGTGCATCAGGGGTCATCTGTAGGAGCTTAGCTACTCCGGTTAAAGCATCTGCTTCGTCCGGATTAGAGACGACTGTATCAAGATCTTTCAAGTTTTCTTGCAGTGTCTTCTTGAGCTGATCTATTTTATACTTCGTACTATCGGGATCACCAAGTATTCTGTCTACCAGATTTTTTGTATTTTCTTCATTGTTTTTTAACGCTAAATCAAACTGCGCCGCTCTTACTTTAGCCGCATATAAACTGTTTTCCGCGTCTATCTGGTTGTTAATGGCTTTAATCGTCTTGTCACGCGTAGATGCGTCGGTAATTTTCTGCGCAAGCTTGAGCTCGTTTGTGTACCCCTCAACTAACTGATCATGCGCATTTTTGAGCCCTTGCAGAGTTACTTGCAGACCTTCTGTCTTCTGCTCTTCTTTAGTCATCATCTTGACACTAACCTGCGCGAGTTCTACCGCCGATTTAGCCAGTGCCCATTTCTGTTTATCCGCGTCAGCGTATTTTTTAATCAGCGCTTCCACAGCTTTTTCTTCTTCAGTCAGCTTTTTTACAGCTGATCCGCCACCGCTGTGGGAGCCTCCTCCGCCGCCTGACCTTTTAGCCAAGCTGCCCGCGGAATTAAATCTCTGCGACTCACGCACTAATCCGTGCGTCGCATTAGCCAATGCCGCTTCCTCTTCGTCGTTATTAACGCCGCCCGCAGCAGCTATTTTATACTGACGATGGATACCGGATGCTGCCGCACTGGCGATCCTGCCTAATATTCGCAATACCTCGGCTGCAAAATCATAAATTTCTTTGAGTACATCGATGACCGGTTGCATAGAATCAACGATCTCTTTACCGACTTCGCTAAAGCCCATCGCAAGATTATATATAATGACATAAATGGCTTCTATCGACGTTTTTATTACTGCCAATACGGCGTCAATCCCCCATAAAATAACGCCGGCCACATTGCCTAAAAGCGTGAAAACTCCAAGGCCGTCCCCTCGAATAAAATCTACCAGATCTTGTGTAATATCGATGAGCTCTTGCACTATCCCAGACTGCTGAAATGCATCGAGTATAGCCGCCCCGATTTCGCCGCATGCCGCGTTAATATTTCCAGTGACATCACCCCATTGGTCAATGATATTCTGCTTAGATTTAGCCATTGATCCATCGAACTGGTGTAAGTAGTCGGTTAATGCTTGAATAGCGTCCTGCGCATCCAGCGTTCCATCGTCCAGCGCCTTCATTGCTTCTTCGCCGGTCATGCCCACGGACTCGAACACGTCATCAAGATTAATGCCGGCCATTTGCAGCGCGATAATCTGCCTGCTGCTTGCGTCCCCTGTGACTTTAATGCGCGCAAGCGTAGTAACGAGCATTTCTGCGCCTTCTTGCTTCTTACCGAGACCTGCCGCTGCGTCAGCGCATAGCCGGATCATATCCGCCGACTCTTGCGCTGTATAGCCCATTGCAAGGAGCTGTATGCCCATTTCTTGTACAGCCGCTGAGTCGTAATTCAGGTCGCGCTCGAGATCATTAAATATGCGATATGTCTCTTTTCCGCTGTTTATGTTATTTTTTATAGCGCCCAGCTGCGCCGTCGTTTGCTGCGCAGCCAAGCCGACACTTACTATATGCGTGGCCGCGTCTTTCGCTATATCGACAACCGCTGATAGCGCACTAACTAATGCGTTGCCGAGCGCGACAGAGAATGCTGTAGTCGCTGTAGACCCGCCGCGGAACGACGAAAGTAATTGCTTAAATCCCCCCGCAGCCTCTTTCGACTTCTGACTGGCGGCTTCTATACTTTTTGTAGTATCTTTAATAGCACGCGAGTATGCAGCGTTCGCTTCTTTTTGACTGTGCAGCGCCATCCTGAGATCTTTTAATGCTTGCCTCTGTTCAGTCGTCGCTTTTGTGCCGTTGCGAGTCGTCTTATTTAGATCTTTGAGTTGCTGTTTGAGTTCTGCTGCTTTCTGCGAGCCTTCTGCGAACGCCGCTTTTAATCTTTTCAGCCCTCCATCGTCAGTAGCTGTCTTTATAACGATCTTCGCGTCTGCCATTCAAGCACTTCCTTTTATTTAAAAAGCGCCGGTTAAGGCACTGTTGATTTCAAATTTATAATTTATAATTTAATATGCGTCTCTAAATACGCATCTACTTGACTTGCAAAATAAGTCTCTATGGCTGCTTTATTCCGACCAAAATAATCCCCTCGAGCTGGATATTTGGTAGCTTTCATGCCCTGCCTCGGGCCTCTTCCCCGGATGTATCCGCCATGCGCCCCGGTATTGTACCACCGCGCGAAATAATTAGCATAAATGGTAGCCGTTACGTTATCAACTTCGACAGCATAGTGGCTCGGAATAATCTCCGACGTACCATCTGGCGCGGTTATAAGATTTTTACCGGAAAAAGCAGTTTTCGGATACGTTCTTTTTATATAATCCGTTGTTGCATAATTTGCGTGCTTACACGCCGCGGCAACATCCGTAATAAACCCTTTTCGAGTATAGTCTTCTATTTTTTCCTGCAGTTCTTCAAGCGTCATGATAAAAATAATAGAGCGGTTTACTCAACAAACCGCTCTACCCTTTTAAATTAATGTCCGGGCGTAGCCGCGGGCTCTACAAAACCTGTTTTCTTGACCGGGGCGCCGACTCCTGTCGCTTTCAGTGAGTAAGACACGACGTCTTCCCCGTCTGCCGTCTTTTCCCAAGACGTAGGTACGTACTTACCGACAATGTATTCTTTAGTATCCAAGTCCACGATAGCAAACTGCAGGGCGCCTTTTTCCGCGGTAATTGCGTCATCGTACAAGAACTCTTCGATGACTTTCTGCGCTTCATTATCTCGACGCATAACAACTTCTGCGTCCAGCTCGTGAGTCTTTGAAGTCACAACGCCGTCAGCCCAATAACCGGTATCTTTCGTCTGCGCCGTTTTGACCTCGGCAGACACGGAGTGCGTATTTGACGTCAGTCCGCCCAATTTAATCCATTTCGGACTTGCTTCGGACGCTCCCGTACCGTAGTTGATGTACAAAATAATTCGTTTGCCGGAAACCCCGACTTCCCCGGTAAATGCCGGGTATTTTTCTTTTGCGATAGTTACAGCCATTTTTCACCTCATGCTATTTGATCAATTCTAAAAATAAGAGTAGTACCGCCGTTCTGCCACACACCAGTATCGCCGTATACCGGTAGATTCGTCCGCAGCGAGCCTACTTTAATGCTGATAAGCTGGTATCCGTCTGCATACAGCTCTTTTTGCAGTGCATCCCAGCCCGCGTCGCCGCTTAAATAGTTCAGCAGCGCTTCCAGCTTTTCTGCAATCACTTTGCGGCCTTTATAGTTACTGTAGATCTCCAGCTGCAGCGACATATTCCACGAAGCCATATCTGGCGCAGTAGCGGTGCAGTCCGCGTCGCTGGCGCCTAAAATGCCATAGGCAAACTCTTTTTGCTTTCTGAAATAGTCTTCTATTTCGGTAATCGGCACCGCACTGTCGAACCAGTCCAAACCTATCGGGCTGTTTTTTGTCACCGCATAAAACGCTTTGGTTACGGGATAAAACGGAGATTTATACTTCATATCAGTCCGCCTCCACCGTTAATGGCCGTCGCCGTAATCTGCAGGAAATACGGCCGGCTTTCATCAAGCAACAGTATATCATTAATGAGATAGATAAAATCTCGATATGACAGTCGCCATGATGTGTCCAGCCCTTTTACCGCATTCATGCCGCGGATATCCCGGATAACAAAATACCGGGTATCCACAGTGATGTAGTCACCTACGATCTGCTGCCGGCTCTGGTTACGCTGTTCGCACATAGCAGACAACGTAACCGCCGGAACGTACGTAGTTTCGCTTAAGCCGCCCAACTCATCGCGGACCGGTACGGACGGCTTAAGTAGTGTAATCCGATGACAAAACCGGCCCGGGTTTCGCTTGAACACAAAACACCTCTTACGGCGTCTTAGTAAGCTTCACAAAGGCTTTGTCGTAAACAGAGATATCCGTGAAGCGGCATACGGCGCGGACAAGAACGGAATTTTTGGTAAACCCTGCTTCTTCCGAAGACGCAACTTCGAGAGACGGATATGCAATGTGATACAAAGCTGAGAAGTCCCCGACAAGAATAGTATTATCCGCAAGATTGCTTCCTTCGACGACAATAATCGGGCGCCCTTCGATTTCTTTTACCGCTGCGTTGTTAGCGTCGCGGGAAAGCAGGTATCTGTCCTGCTTGTCTTTCGCAAGTGCAAGACCCGCCCACGTAACCTGATTCATAACAACAGTAGCTCCGGATCCCGCATCCAGCGGGAGTTCAATTATAGCTTTTTTAACCGCATCGACAGTGACCACGGTATTCATAGCGGCAATCTTAGTTTCTTTCGCCGCGGCAAGTACTTTAGCACAGATGTCCTTATTTACTGTAGTACCGTACACTCGATTGAAAAGCGTTCCAATAATTGCCAATACGTCAGAGTTAGCATCCTGTAGTAATTCACGGGATACCGGAATAATAGCGCCTTTAGACGCCAGCGTATACTTAACGCTGGTAAATACACCTTTTTTCTGCGCAATCTCGGTATTTTCTTCGAAATCTGTCAGTTCGACATCCTGCCCATAATCGATACACGGTACCGTCCCCGCGCGAGTCGTTACCGGGATAGCGGTCGCGATAGCACGAAGATCCACGCCGACTCCGTTATTTTCCCGCAAAGACAGCAGTTCTTCGGGAACGAGGACGCCCCCATCAGCGGCAACTGCGCCATTCTGACCCGCGGCTTTGTCTTCAAAATAGGTCGCATATTCAGTATCGGTCACCGCGCGTCCCAGCAAGAAATTTTTAAGTGCTGCATTAAATCTTTTTTTGTCCATCTTGTTTTCTCCTTTTAAATAACTTTTCCTTTTTGCTTCAGCTTCCAGTGCTTTTTGCTCACTATAAGCGGTAAGCTTATCTCCCAATTCTTTCTGCTTCTCTGCAGGTACGGCTTCTTTCTTTTCGATAAAAGCCTTAATTTCATCTTTCAGTGCGCCAATATCGCGCTTCATCTCTATGCTTTTCAGCATTTAACCACCTCTTTCTTATAAAATACTGCGCCAGTAAGCTTCTTCTTTCTCATCCATTTTCGGGACGGGCCCGTTTCGCTTCCGCCGATGTTTCGTCAATTTCTTATATGTCGGCGCTTTTCGGCCGTAGGCGCCTCTGTATGTCGGTAACGCGCAGTTAATGATCATTAAATCCTCCAGCGCATCGTAACGCCGCAAATAACCATCAAACATCGCGTCGATTTCCGAAACAGTATACTTTCCGAATTGCTCTGGAGTCAGATTGAGTTCACCGAGTGCAATAACTTCAAGCACTTCCAGCATATCCCGAAACGTTCGGTATCCCGCCGGCCTTACGCTTTGCCTGCTTTTTTCATCAGTGCCTTCATCTGTTCCGGCTTCGGCAATGCTGCCTCGACTTTTTTTGGGTCAGCTACCGTGCCTGATTTAATCAGTGCCGATAACGCGTAAGCCATCAGTACTGCCGGTGAATACTGCGGTATCGCTTCATAATACAAGCATTCCGCGTCTTCGTGTGTCATACCGTCGTTGCCGTCAATAAGAGCTTGAGTGAACAGCACAAATACATCGTGCAGCGGAGCCGCCTGCTCTTTAACTGACTGTAAAAATTTCATCAAGGACTCATGCCGTAACTTTGTTTCAGCTTCATATGTGCCTTTATTAGTCAGTTTTAAACGGTATGTCTTTCCGCTGATTTCTATGCTTTCGAAATTATCAAAAATCATTACCCTCCCTCCTTTCTTCTGGGATTTCCACCTTCGTCACCGCCGCTATCTCCTAAAGCTCCGGTCCCGCCGCGCTGCGTGAGCATATCTGCTCCGGGTGCGTCTATCGCCGGATATCTCAGAGACCGTCTGGCCTCATTAGGTGTCAATATTCCTGCTCCAGTGTAAGCCGCGAGAACGCTTGCTTTACTCTGAGCGTCCAATGTATCAAAGACATCACCAGCACTAAGGAATCGATATCCTTTCGTTTGGTCTGCTCTATCAAGCAGCTTGAGCCGAAACTCTGCCGCGTACTGTGTAATAATCGGGATCATCGTTTGATTAAAGAACTGCGCCATTTGATTAGTTGAAAACGTAGCCATCCCAGCGCCGCCACCCACATTAAGCATTGCAAGCGGTATGCCGAAGAATGACGAAATCTTTTGTGCGGAAGTCTGCTGCAACGATTCATAGTAATCTTTAATCGCATTCGCAATATTCGTCGCTGTCATTCCCGCTGGCAACGGCAATATCGTATTATTGCTGTCCGACAGAAGCTCTCGAACTTGATTTTGCAGTTCTTTCTGCTTTGACGCGCTCAAATCAGATGTATATGACAACACAATTGTCCCGGAAAAGCCGTTTATCACGGCACTGCGCATTGCGCTTTCCGATTCCGCCGACCCTTTTAGCGCATTCATCAGCACATCAATAGCTCTTCGACCAACAAGTCCGTTAATACTAAAAGCTTTAAAATGCAAAATTTCTTCAGGTAAAATAGTAAAGCGGTGCCCGGATTGTGTATCATAGTACTCATATACCATCTTCCGCTGTCCTTGCAGTATGTCTGCGTTATCCCAGTATGCTCGAACATTAAAAGCATTCAGCGGAATTAACTTTTCTACTACGCCCGATTTGCCGCACTGAATGTATGCATAAGCATTTCCATAGGTGTTTCGCTGTATTTCTATCCAACGCCAAAACTCATATGCATTTATGCCGTCGTACGGCTCCACGTTAAGCGCCCGTTCATAACGCAGGCCGAAAACTGCGGGAGTATTCCCGCCCGGGTCGTACAGACCCCACTGGATCTGCCCGATGTTTTTAGCAAGAATCTCGATGCAAGTAGCAAAGATAACATCTCCCGCCGCGTCAACCATGACGCGACGCCCCGTGCCGATCGGATAGAAATTCTTTTTTGTGCTTTCGTATACGCCGCCGCGGAAAAAAGCTTTAAATTTATCCAGCATAGCCGTTACTCCAACTTATCAACAGTGTCAAGCAGTGCTCGAAGATCTTCGGGAACTTTATAATTTGCTTTGCGTTCGGCTTCCTTTTTTTCAGCTTCAAGATCCTGCAATTTATGTATTACTCCCGCAAAACCCGCTACGGCTACCATATCGGGCTTTTTAGCAGCGTCTTCAATAACCACGTGGTCAAACATCTCTACTGCCTGCTCTCCGGTAAGCCACACTTCGCCGTTGTCAATCCGGGTGTCCAATGTTTTATCTTTAGCATGCTCCAATACGATGCTATGCAAAACGGCATCGATAGCTTTCATAGACTCAATTACATTCGCTATCTCTTCTTTATTTCCTTCAGCGTAAGACATGCAATTGTGCAGCATAAGCAGGTCGTCTTTATGCATAATCAGCTGATTACACGCCAGCGCAATAACCCCGCCCATTGAACATGCCATAACTTCCACTTTAGCCGTTACTTTCTGTTTGCAATTCCTGATCGCGTTAACCACCTGCAGCCCTTCAAGTACGCTGCCTCCGGGAGAGTTAATTACCAGCGTAACGTCTTCCGTAGCCTCATTTAATGCTTTAACTACATCTGCCGTGGCTTCAATGGCCCCATTAATTTTCAAATCCATATCATTTTTCCTCCAATCGATAAAATTGTAATTGTGTAAGCATCGCCCGCGCTCCATAGTTCAGACCTGCATCTGCAGTGCTTGACATGCCTTCCCGTTGGTCGTACATGTGTGGACCCCACTGAGTCATCACCCACAAGTCGGCTTTGTTCCGAAACCGCTCATTCGCTTTGTACAGCGCTTTGTAATTGTCAATTGCATCTTCCAAATAACCGTAACCCGTATCAATAATCCGTCGAATAAAAGCGTCGTCATCGTCATACGGGATATGTAGATAATCTTTTAGTTCTTCCGTTGTAATCATGTACTCACCTGCCTTTCATCATGTCAAACCAGTCGTCTACCAGCTCGTCACCGGACGGAGTACGCCGGTTGAAATCAATGTAGCACGCAATAAATCCCGTCAGCGCCGCATCCAGCGGGTCTATTCGAATATTGCTGTCTGCGCGAAGAGTGATCTTTTCGATAGAATAAAATCCGGTGCTGTTCCGCACTAATAAAGAGTTCGTAACGGCTTTTAGAAATATATCTTCACGCCCCTTAGCGTACGCGATAACCCCGTCTTTAAAGTGCTGCGACAGCGCCTCAATGTACTGACTTAACGCTTTCGGACTTTGATTTTGCAAAATAAAGGTATCGCATATCTCCGACAGGCGGTCCTGTATCCCTGCGATGTTGTACGGATCCGCGGCTATCGTTACGTAATGTAAATCGTGGTCTGTCCGGATTTTGTCTATGTATTCAAAAACCTGTACCGTGTCGATATTCTCACCACCTGCGCCAGAACATAAAAAAAGCTCTGTATCAAGGTAATCTCGATAACAAAACTTATCCGACGTTACATGATCCTGCAATTTCTTTTCCGGCATCCACGACACACCATGTATAAACAATCTATATCCGGCCGCGGGGACATCCTTCTCTACCATCGCCCCCGTCTGGTCTATTCCGTAGTACGTTAGCCAAACCACCGACGTTAAATCGACCGTTTGAGAAGCGTCAATTCCTAAGTACCAGTCTTTATATCCTGCTTGTATCAGATCTTCAAAAGTAGTATCTGTTCCGCAAGCTATCAATTGGTCGTATGTACAAACCTGTTTATCTTCGGCCGAGTACCAAGTGTTACACTGTTTCGTCACAAACGACTGCAGCGTAAACCCTTTCTTCGCTACCGCCTCTTTAGCTTTTTGCAAATATTTTTTCCGGATGTGGTCTTTAATTGTAAATCCGTCTTGTTCAAACAACAGCACTGGATTCGCTTTACCCCATAGCCTGATATTTGCATAGTCTTTACTCTGGACATCCGCTGCATCCGGCTCTGCTAAAAACAAGAAAACATTATCCGGTAAAAGATCTTCGTACAACATCTTTCTCAAAGTCAGCCAGCTTTTATGATTGTCTCCGCCGATTTCAAACTGTGCCGTAGACATCGCGACAAGTAACGCATCTTTAAAATGCGCCTGCCCGTCTTGAATTGTTTTAGTGATGATCTCATCACAGAGCATTTCTTCATCGATAACGGCTACTTTGTTCGTGTACCCATCCAATGAGTTCTTCGCGCTCCCACCTGTCCGGAACATTTCTAAATAGTTCCCGGTGTTTTTGTGCTTTGCCCAGCACGCGGTTTTGTTTACATTATCGAAAACCTCCTTCAAGCGGCGGTCATTATCAATAAATTTACAAAATTCTTTAAAACAGATAGTCGCATTCTGCCCTTTGCATGACGCGAGTACAATCAGTTCATTCCGAAATTTGCTCATTCCCATTAGATAATGTAGTACTGCAGACAATAGAAAGCTTTTCCCGTTACGGCGCGCCATATACAGTTTCGCCGTATTAACCAAGTACCGGCCATCAGGATATCTCAGCCCGAAGATCCCGCACATAATAAACTTTTGAACAGGGTACAGACTCAAGCGTTTAGCTTTACCGTCTTCGTCTACATAAATCAGTAAATTTATAAACTGGAACATCCTGCGCATTGCGTTAAACGCAAATTTATATTTTCCCGAATTGTACAGATCCAGAAACCACTTAAAGCACCGGTATTCTGACTCTCCTACTAATTCATTATCTGCCCGTTTTACCAGAGCTTTGTAATAGTCTCCAATAAATTCGTTAAGTTCTGCCGGTACTTTCAGCAGCTTAATTTCATCTTCAACCATCGCCAAACCTCTTTTCAAATTCTGTTATACCGCTTACTATCCTTTGTAGCGCATATTCTTTTTTCACCCCGCCAGCTCTATACAATGCATGTATTTCTCCGTGGCTTTTTTCAGACACAGTAATCAGATTATCCAAAGTAAACAGTAAATCCGGTCTTTCATCCCGCTCTTTGATGTGATGAATGATCGGATTATCTAACCGCTGTAAAACGCCAATTCCGAGCAACCAAATATCATAATCCATGTATTTTATACGCACGTTTTTGCGACATTTCTGCCACAAACGGGACGCATATACTTTTTTTGCAGTGTTCTCAGTTTGATATTTTTTAGCAAATTTGCGGGTACACGTAGGGCATCTGTACCCGTCGTAAAGCTGATGACACGTATTGCAACGTTTAAAAATCGCCATCTTTTTGTGATTCGGTCAACATGCGCGTAAATGGATTCCCGTTATCGGCCTCTTCATCCTTTATTTTGTCGAACTTCAGCGCCTTATAAATCCCCAGTGCCGTTTTATTAAACTGTTCATACCGCCGCAGATGCGCCTCAACATTAGCCGCATCCATTTTGTCTAAGTTAGCAGTTAATTCCTGAGATATTTCTTCGGCTAAAACAGTAAACCGGCAATACTGCATAATGAGATTTTCATTAACTTTGTTGATCGTGTCGCACCTGTGCTGCAGTGTCCAGATGTAGTTATTTAGTTTTTTAATCGCCCTGTTTCGTGCCGTGTTTGTCATTTGGTATACACCTGTCTATTAAAATACATCTGTTGAGAAAAATTAAAAAGGACCCGCCGAATTGCGGTCCCGGCCTGTGAAATTCTGGAACATACCCCCATTGTTCACCTCTTGAAACATTAAAAGAGTAAACAAAAAGCACATGCCTGGGAGTGACATGTGCTTTTTGCGGAAAGGAGGTTCATCCTTAAATTTCCCTTTACCATAATAACACGTCTTATAGTGAAATATAATGAAATTTAGTGAAATCCTCCTCTAAATTTTTCAAAGCTTGGCCGTGCAGCTGATAAATCCTTCGAATTGTATAATTCATATCCACGGCTATCTGCTCCCATGTCTGAATCAATATGTAATACCGATACAGTACGCATCTGCTACTCTCGTCATCTACCTTGTCAATCAGTGCTTTAGCCTGATCTCGTTTATCGATCAACTCGTCCCATGCGGCATTTACTTTTTCAATTTGTGAATCCAGTTTGTCGACAATCTCATCAAGAGTAGCTAAGTGATTCGACTGTATTCTATCGCCAAGTTTCGGACTGGAGATGTTATACGCTCTGCGCCTCAAATCTTCTAATTCCTGCTCGTATGCGCGTAGAAGATTATCTTGCTCTCGGACTGACCGTAAAAACTCTTTAACCGTCATTTCTCCTCCTGCCTGCCGCTACGCACAGTGCTACCGTTACGACACCAACGATAGCGCCAATCCACGCGCCGATTACGAAAATCAAAATCTCTGTCATTTCTCGTCAGTCCTTTCTAACAGATGCTCAATATACCATCGTGCTTTTTTCAAGTCTTCCGTTCCGTTCTTCTGCTTCCATCGCCACAGATACTTAATTGCATTCGCCGTACACACAGCTTCGATACCGCTTAAATCGCTTGTCGCTACCTCGATTGCGTCAATGCATTCTACCCGACCCTTATTGTAATGTGCCGGCCTGTTTACCATATCAATCATTTTTCCATTCCTCATAAACTTCAACTACTAAGCGCGATCCGCCGCATCTTATCCGTAAAACATCAAAATCTGCAAGCCAATACGGAACATCATCACTCTTGCCATCGAACAGTGCTCTGTAAGATATATCCGGCAACCCCGCCTTCTTTTTGATGATGCGTACCGATGTCTCACATTCAATTGCTTCTAACAGTTTCCTTAATCTCATTTTCCACCATCCCTTTCGACTAATAATTTAACTGCGTTCATCATAGCTTCCTGCCCGTTTTCTTTTCGTTTCAGCGCCTGCATAACCAGCTCATCTACTGTACCTTTCGCGACTAAATGATGTATGATAACCGGCTCTTTTTGTCCTTGTCGTTCAAGTCTTGCGTTCGCCTGCTGATACTGTTCTAAGCTCCATGTCAAACCAAACCACACAATGATATGTCCGCCTGCTTGCAAATTAAGTCCGTATCCCGCGCTCGCCGGGTGCGCTATGAGTAGTTTTACCTTTCCGTCATTCCATGCTCTTATATCAGCTGAATTTTGCAATTCTCGCGCATTCGGAAAGGCCTCTTTGATCCGATCTTTGTCGTGCTTGAAATTGTAAAAGACTAAAATTGGATTTCCGTCATTTGCTTCTATGATTTCTTTTAGCGCTGTGATTTTCGCGTCATGAACCTGTATAACAGCTTTATCGCTGTCGTACACAGCTCCGTTTGCCAGCTGCAGCAACTTATTACTGACCGCTGCTGCCGATAAAGCCGTTATCTCTTCGCCTTGCAGTTCAGTTACATATTCCCGCTCAAGTTCCCGGTACGCTTTTTTTGATTTCTCATCAAGCACCACCGGAACAGTCACCGGCGGAAGTTTATCAGGCATCAGACGATAATCTTCAACTTTCAAGCTGATACAAATATCCGATATCTTGTCATAGATTTCTTTTTCAGCCTCTGGACTTCTTATCCTGTAACTGTAAACCACCGGGCCGTTCTGCTTATCCGGTACAAAATAATTGTTCCGGTATTCTGTCAACGTCCGGCCAAGACGCTTACCGCCGTCAAGCAGGTACAGCTGCGCCCACAGATCCATTAGTCCGTTTGGCCTCGGTGTACCTGTCAGCAAAACGATTTTTTTGAAGCACGTCCTGACCTTTCGCAGCGCTTTCCATCGTTTCGTGCTTGCGTCTTTGAAACTTGTACTCTCGTCAATAACAAGCATGTCGAAGTCCGGTTTATATTTCATGTGTTCAAGCAGCCATACAACGTTTTCTCGGTTGATGATGTAGATATCGGCTTTTCTTGCCAGTGCTTGTATTCTCTGTACCCGTGTTCCCAGAATTGTCGAAAACGTAAGACTCTTAAAACACTCCCACTTCGCCGCTTCGTCCTGCCACGTAGCTTCGGCTACTTTCTTCGGCGCTACAATCAGAACTTTGCTTATTGACAGCTCATCAAACATTGCTTGAAAGATAGCCGATAACGTCGTCGAAGTTTTGCCGAGACCCATCCCAAGATAAACGCCAGTACCTTGATTTTTCAGAATGTGCTCGATTACTGCTTCTTGATATTTGTGCGGTATATATTTCATTTCGCAAGTCTCCGGATAAAGTTTTCTGCAGATTCCAGATTATCAATCACACACACTATACAGCCCAGCTGGTACAACCTGCGAAGAACATTTCTTTGCAGCCGTCTCGGCTTTTTCCCCGGCGCTTTCAACTCTGCAAACCCGATTTTCCCGCCGGGAAGAATGACAATTCTGTCCGGCACTCCGGACATTCCCGGACTCGTGAACTTGATGCACATCCCGCCACAAGCCCGTGTTAACGATATCAGATGTTTTTCTACTGCATATTCTTTCATTTTCACTCCTATCTCATCTGTCAACAAGTCAACAGATTTTCTCCCGCGCGTATACGCATACAGAATAGAGAATATAATACCTATATATACCCTCTAATATACCTAATTCATACTACTACCATTAATATTTTGTTGACTTGTTGACAACATGTATTTTTATCAGTATTTATCAGGTATGCCGCTGTCAACAAAGTTGTCAACCAACTTTTTATTTAGTTGACACCTACCGAAAAATTTCGTTGACACCGTTAGGTGCTTTTTCGATATTTTTCTCATCTTTGTTGACGCGAATGTACGCTCTTTGCCTCCCGTATAAATTCCCAAATCTTACAGTACTTACGAACTTCCAACCATCGATTTGCTGCATAATAGCGTTGATTTCGCGAGCCTCCGAGTTTCTAAAGTTTACACGGTTACCTTTAAACACTTCGCACCAGATCTCCAGTGCGCAAACTCGATCGCGCTTTACTGCGTTTTCCGGCGGGTTATCCGAATCGTAATTATCGAGATATTCTCGTCTGTCATAGATATCCATAGCTTGCCAATCCTGCGGTAGAAGTGTGTTCAAATACTCAAGCACCAGTCCTTTTTTCTCACTTCCTTCTGTAGATAGCTCTTGCAGTGTACGCGCTACTTCTGTAGATGCTTCGGAGATTTCAAGATCATTATCTTTTTGATACGTTTGAAAAACTTCTGCCCATATCTGGTCAATAAACTCATTTGTCAGCTTTTTCAAAATCCTTCTGCTCCTGCCGGTACAAAACACAGGGAGAAAACGACGTCCGCCGGTCCGATCCTTGAGAAAAACGCGATCGTTCGTTGTTGCGGCAAAAACGCACTGCCTCGGAAAATCTTCCATGCGCCGGCCATATGCAGGTCTAAACCGATCTATACGCCTGCTCAAAAAGGCCTTAATGCTGTCGTTCTCTGCTTTAGTTACCGCTTTCATTTCGTCGAGTTCAACGATCCAGCTGCCGCGGAGCTGCTCCATAGCATCCTTCGTTTGAATATCAGTAATACTGCTGTTGTACCACCGTCTACCCAGTGCGTTTAGGAGAGTACCTTTACCTATGCCTTGCGGCCCGCTAAGCACTACGCAGCAGTCATACTTGATTCCAGGATGCATTACACGGGCTACAGCGGCCTTGAGCCACGTCAGCGTAACATCCTTTACATATTGCGAATTTTTGGCGCCTAAGAAGTCAATAAACAGCGTTTCTGCACGTTTGACGCCGTCCCACTTCAGGGCCTTTAGATACTCTCGTACCGGATGATACGCGTTATCGTGAGTGACCTGTGTAAGAGCATCATCAACAACTTGTCGCGCAGATAAGTCGTAGATTTCAGACAGATAGTTGCGCAGACCTGCGTCATCTTTGTCTTGCCAGGGTTCCCCGGTGTTATCTTCTTTACGCCACGGTAAGCGCTTGCGGATCATTGCCCGGTGGCTAAAAAGGTCAAAGCCCACGCATTTTTTCAGCTGCGGATCGTTCTCGAGAATAGCAATAAAATTCCCCGCTACCGGAAGTATCGGCGAGTTCTTCCCGGAGCCTCTTGTCAGCTCACTCATCCAGTCCATGTCGGCATCATCAGCATTAAACCCGGACTCTTTGAAACTCTTCTTGACATCTTCAGCCTGTTCGGTGCTTATTATGCGTCTTGTCGCTTCGTCTTCCCCTGCCAGTTTTACCATTGCGGTATATGATGGCATTTTAACTACCGGAGTGCCTTCGGCGGCATCCGCGTCAAGAGCTCCGAACCTGTGAAGCCTGACGAGATCAAAAGCATTACAAAGCTTGCCGCCTGCCGGGTCTGTCGAGTGATGCGAATAGGCGAACTTGTCATCGTACACGACAAGCCCCGCGCTTGTGCTGCCTTTCGTGTACGTATACCGCCCTTCTACCGCACAGGCGGTATATTCATCGCCCAGGAATGTCTCTATAGCGTCTTCGATCGTGTGTGCCCGGCAGAACGCGCCGATAAGCCCCGGTTTAGTCAGCGGGTCTCCTTGTTTTTTCGCTGTTGACAACGCGATACTTGCTTCTTTTTTCGAAGTCGGCCACAGCGACGTATCACGCCAGTCTTCGTACCTGCCCAGCGTGTCATTGACATTAAGAATCGGCCCGTCATTGTGTCTGAAGATGAACTCCCCGTCCTGCGGTTTACTCGGCCAGTACATCAACCGTTCCGGCTCATATGTTGTAGAATCCATCGCTTCGATGCTGATGTCTTTAGCCAGCAGTCGCGCAATAGCTTTGTATTCATCGGCCGTTACGGGCCTGTCAAGTGGGATAAGCACGCGGTAGCGCGGAGCAGCGGCGGTGTGGCTGTGCGTTGTGTATAGCCCCCACGCCGCGTTACCCATGCCGATATCTAAATCGGTTAAGAAGTCGTCATCTGGGCTGTCGGCGTCCAGACAAACAACCTGCCGGTACTCGACGCTCTGCTTGAGCCGCTGGCCGTTCTTGAGATATCCGCAGACAAAGCCTCCGATGTCTTTTCGGTTGTCTCTGTCGGACTTCTTCATCGCTTTATACTCTGTGACGGTCTCGCCCGTCACAGTCGGTTTAGACAGCCTCTCAAGCAGGTGTGCCCAAGTTGTTTTTGTGTGTTTCCACTTTTTAGTGAAGCGCTGCGGCGCTGTCGCTATCGTGAACTCAATATCATACTGCAGCTGCAACGTTGGCCACCTCTCTTTCTGTTTGAACGTCATTTGTTTCTATTATTAATTTCCTCGACTTCGCCCACGCCAACAGCGCGCGGTTGAGTTCCGCGTCATCTCGGACAGGCTTGTTATTGACCAGTTTTGCCTGCGCCACCGCACCATTTCTGATCTCGATACAGATGACCGGCTTTCGGTTTCTGAAAGCCGCAATAATCCTTACTTTGTCCGATAAAACACGGTCGCGGTAAGTGCCGACGCAGTTGTGCATAGCGCGTCCTAAATTTGCTAATTGTTCGGTATCCGGCGGCAGGCTGAAAATTAAATCATCGACTTTGCCCGTCAACGGGAAATCCCGCAGAGACTTGTACTTGATACGAACGTTCTCGTGCTGCTGCTTGTCTGCTAAGCGCGTGAGATAATCGTGAATATCCCGGCTGCGGATTTTCGCTTTGATAAAAATGCGCTTGTTCTGCGGAGTCAGAAGACTCCACATGTGTCCGCAGTCCTGCACGTTGTATGAGTCTTCGCGTTCCATCACTTTGACCGCGGCCGCCTCGCCCCTTGCGTGCTTGATCATTCGTAGGGATCGGAGATAGCTTTCGGCGCTTTGATAGAAGCCGATGTTGCCTTTTAAGGGCACGAGCATTCTATCTAAGAGTTTGTACCGATTATCGATCTCGTGAAAAACAGGCCATGCGGACCGGAGAATACGCAGGAAATGGATCGGGCATTTAGCCAGCCGGGTATTCAGCCCCGGCATATCCGGAAAATCGTAGATTTTGCGTATAGCCTGCAGATACGGTTTTTCGGTGTTCTCTACGAGTTTTACGACGGGGTCATCCGCATAAGGACATGCGCGAAGCTCTTCTGTTGTCAGGTTTCTTGCGTCCGGATATTTCAGGCGCCAAACAAGATTTGAGAAGCAGTAGTCGAAAGCGCCGCGATAATCTTGTGTACTTGTCGGTGTGTACGCAGATTTGATTTTGTAGCCGACGGCTTCGGACAGCTTACGATTGAAGCAGTCAACTACATCTTTAAAAAACGAATCAAGCTTTTTCCGTTCCGCATATCGAATACTGCTTTCCGCGTTTAGATAGTGAAAAACAGTATCTTTCATGCAGAATCGCGTAGTATCGTTTACCGTTTTGTTTAACGGCCATATTGTGTTGCCGTGATCTACTCGTTTAAACGCACCGTGCTGTAAATATGAAACCTCCCGGGTTTTGAAATCAAAGCGCAACGTATACTTTCTTACGGTGTGCGTCGATACATCAATCGGAGATTTAGCGTCTACGTTTGTTGTTTCAACGCATATGTCTAAGTAGTTTTTGTATTCCCGCGCTTCCAAACGGATACTGTACGGCAGTATCATTTGCCCGGATTCGGGTACTTCAATCCATGGGCAGTCAGAGTCACGTCTATATAGCCTTTTTCCGCATTTTGGGCAGTAGTAGCCCGAGCCTTCGTCAACGGGAGCGCCCAACCCACCGTGAAAATGCCACAGGCAGTGAAAAGAATGCCCGCAGGCAGTGTGTACCTGCAGACTCTCTTTCCATCTGTACGATCTACGGCTGTTGTAAAATACGCGTACGACTTCGAATAACCGATTATTTTGGTATTGACTGATGATTCTCATAATCCGCCTCAGAACAAGTCATCTAAATCATCCGCGGCAGCCGACGGGCAAGGTTCGACAGCAGGTTCTTCTTTCTTCTTAGCCGGAGCTCGTCTACGCTTCGGTTTTTCTTCTTTCTTCGGTTCATCTTTCTTTACTTCTTCTTTCTTCGGTTCTGTTGCTTCAATAGCTTCAATAAGAGTTTGCGAAGCATCTAAGCAGTCTTTGCAGTAGTCTTTTGCTTTTTCTATCTGTTCACGCTTTTCTTCCAGTGCTTCGGCGTCAAGCATTTCTGTCCATTTATCAAGTACTTCAATTCCTTCTTTTGCAATTTTGATCTGTTGGTCCATTTGTATTTTGTTCATTTTTAATACCTCAATCTTTCATATAATATTGGCTTTCAAAGCCGTCGGCGTTCTTGATCAGCCCGGTTTCCCAGGGCTCATTCTTCGACATAATTTCTGTAACTTCGGCAAGGCTGCCTTCTCCGTCCGGCGCCTCTATAACGACTTCGTCGTGGATGTGCATGATAATTTTGTACCCGGCTGCAGTTAGCCGCAGCATAGCCGCCGCTAAGCAGTCGCGGGCAACAGCTTGCACGATGTTTTCTACAAGCTTACCGCCGTAGGTCTCTAGTTTGCCCCACTTTCGGCTGCCTTGTTCGGTGCCACGGTATAAGATAGATTCCCCGCCGAAACGGTTCTCTCCAATTTCCGGCTTGATGTAGACTAAGTGCCTGCCAGACGGCAACTCGATAAATAGCGCCCCTTGCTTTCGGCAGAAAGTGAGATGACCTTGTTTAATCCTGACGGTACCTCCGGTCTTGATTGCTTTTTTAGCTGCGCTGTCTACATCCCACCAAAACTTGGTAATCGCCGGTGACGCCGCGCGCCATTTCGTCACAATGTCCTGCAGTTCGTCATCGGAAAGCCCCATTTTGTCAGCGCCCATTTGTTTCAAAGCACCGACGGAACCACCGTATCCAAGCGCCAGTTCGGCGATTTTGCCTTTTTGTCGCAGGTGCCCGTTCTCACCATGCTTAACGACGGGAACACCGAACATCGCCGAAGCAGAAGCACAGTAGATGTCGCCGCCGTTAGCGAAGACGTCCTGCCGCCACTTCTCGCCGGCAAGCCACGCAATGACACGAGCCTCAATGGCTGAGAAGTCGTCAACGATAAATCGGCAGCCGGGCTTTGCTGTAATTGCCGTCCGGACAAGCTGCGATAGAGTATCCGGTACATTGTCATAACAGAGTTCCAACATCTCAAGATCGCCGTTTTTGACGAAAGCCCGGGCGGTATCCAGTTCTTTTACGTCCATGCTGTTCCGCGGCAGATTGTGCAGCTGCACGATGCGCCCAGCCCATCGGCCGGTACGCATAGCGCCGTAGAACTGGAACATGCCGTGTACACGACCGTCTGATGTCATCGCTTTCTGCATTGCTTCATACTTCTTGATTGATGTTTTGCCGAGCAGCTGTCGCAGCTTGAGCATAACGCGCACATCATCCGGAATGTCTTTTTTCAAGAGTTCCGCAATCGCTTTTTTGTCTATTGATTCGATGGTCTCACCAAGCTGGTTTTCTATCCAAGCCGTGAGCTGCAGTGGACTGTTCGGATTCTCGAGTCCTGTAAGCGTTTTCGCTTTTGCAAGCAGTTTCGCTTTGTGTTCCTTGTTTATGCGGATAGCGTTTTCAACCAGTTTTGCATTGACTCGGGCACCGCGGCTGTTAATCTCCTGATCCATGAGCCAGTATCTATGTTCAAGCTCCGGGGGTTTCAGAGATAATAGTTTCTGCCGTATAGCTTTCTCGACGATGACGTCTTGCCGGTTATATTCGATGTACTGTGCCCATGCTTCCGGATTGTGTTCCGGTAGGTTTCTCGTCCTGCCGCTGTTTGTTTTCGTCGGTTTGCACGGCTTTGAGAAATAGTTAATTAACGCCTTGCCGCGGGTGTCTTTTTGCTTATCTGCACCGAGGTGCAGTACTTCCGCAACATCAGCAAGTTTCGTCGGCAGTGAATTGTACAGCGCCAGCACACTTGTACACTCCCATTGTTCAGCTGGCATCTTCGGATATATCTTTTTAAAGCAGGTAATTTCAAAGTTCGCGTTAAACGCCGTCTTTGTGATGCTGCTATCGAAAAGAGCCTGTGCAATCCGCACAGGCATCTCCTCTCTGGTAAGATCTACTACCTGCACCGGCTCGTCATTGAAACTGTATCCGAGCAACAAGATTTCAAAGTTCGGCGAGTCTACATATTTATAGACTCCGTACTTGATGTCGTTGTCACTGTAAGTTTCCAAGTCGATAGCTAGTGTAGCCATAATTCCTACTCCTTAAAAAATATCATCGTTATCGTCATCTTTAGCGTCAGCGCCTAAAAGATCATCGTCGAAGTCACCGGCAGATACGCTTCCACCGGACAGCGGTGTACCATCTTTAATCTTCTTCAGACCGCTCAAGCTGACTCCTACGCCGCGGTTGCCGCCCTGATTGTACACAAACAGGTACAGAACAGCTTGGCAGTAACATCCGCTGTAGACTTCCGATTTATCGAAAATTTCTTCACCGTCAGAGCCCAGAATCTTCGGCGGATAGTCTTCCGTTGCTTTTGCATTCAAGAAATAGTGCCCGGCATAGTTGTCATCGCCTTCACGTTCCGTATCGCCGTCACGAAGCGGCAGGTCGATATCCTTACCACGCGTGCCGAGGATCTTTTTAGCTTCTTCGTCATTGATGAGTTCTTTGATTTTCGCTTTCAGACGCGAGATGGTCTTCGTGTCGCTTTTCTTGATCAGCAAGCTCGCCGAATAACGCATGCGGCCACTAAGGTCTTCTTTCGGCGCCCAAATATTCGCGTAAGACAATCTGACTAATCCGGTTACAAATTTAATGCTTTTCATTGTGTTTTCTCCTATTCTTTATAAAAGACTTTCGTCAAAATCATTTTTGATATTTGTTATTTCTAATGCCTGCCGTTTGTCATCTACAGAGACCAGCGTCGGCTTGCCCGGCGGCTTTTCAATCACTCCGGACATCAGCTCGCCGAACATTTTCTTTCCGCAGAGTTTTTCCAAGTCGGTGATCGACCGTAGTGCCTGCGGCTTGTAGATCTCGTCAGCTCCGAAACCTGCGTTCAAAAGATTGTTCGCTGCTATGGTATCATCGGTAATCTTCCGGTTGCTGCGGCCCTCGACAAGTTTCATCCCGGGCCAGTCGTAGCCGTCAAGCGCTTTTCCCAGCGCGTAGGCTTCTAAACCGTCCAGCCACGTTTTGATACCTTTGGCACGAAGCAGAATATCGGAAATTTCAAAGTCTTCCAGCTCTGCCGTCTGCAGATCTTCTTTTACGTTTTTCAGTTCATACTCAGCGTGTGCCCGGCAGGTGTTCCTTGCTTTACAGAATCGGCAATGGCTGCCTGCGCAGAATTCGCCCTTACCGGCAAAAGCAATTTTTGCCTTCTTTTTTACTTCTTCGCCCCACGCAAGCAGGTCTTTCACTGTAATGGTTTCAGTCGAAACACTGTCAAGCCGTGGCTGCACAATCGTCATTCTGACTTCATCGGCACCGTACAGATACCCGAAGGCCTCATACATGCCGAGTGCGTACAGCCGCATCTGACTGTTGTTGATAGCCGAGACCGGGACGCCTTTTCCGTACTTGAGATCAACGATTTCAAAGTACTTGTCCGACACCATTACCATGTCGCCGGTGCCGAAACCTTCCGGCACCCAGCGGGAGAAGTCCAGCCGCTGTTCGACTTTGATCTGCGCATCCGAAGAAGCAGTTCTCGCTTCGTTGATTTTTTCGACGCATATGTTGACGTAAGCTTGTACAGCCTCTTGCATTTCTGCGTTGTCGTTTATCACAACGGTAGTTTTGCCGGTCTTCAGAAATAGATTCAAAAATCGTTCAGCATAGGCGTGTGCTTGCGTACCTTCTTCCGCGTAGGGGCTCGACGTATCCGGAAACTTCCGCTCCAGCCTCGCCGATGGCGTGCAGTGTAGCCATCGGGAGCTGGCCGACGCGCTTAATATCGCGTGTGCCATCAGATCTGCACCATCGCTTTAAATTCGGCCAGATCGGCAGGCTTGAGTTCGGTTACTTTAGCAAGTCCTTTATCTTTCAAGAACTGCTTAATCCGTTCTTTGCCGTCGGAAACTTTATGCGTATACTCAGCGCAAAGCGTACGCAGTTCGGTCTTCTGATCTTCCGTCAGTTCATTCGCCACAGCTGTTTTCGGTTCTTCTTTTTTTATCGGTTCTTCTTTCTTCGCCTTAGGTGCTTTGACCTCTTTAATCTGAGGTGCTGCAACTGTAACGGTTTCCGGTGTAACTGTTACTGTGCTTTTAACCGGCTCGTTCAAAAGGCCTTTCAACTGTTCTTTCAATTCGATTACGTTCTCTGCGTCAATTTCGATTCTAATCATTTTTCTGTCTCCTTCATTTGTGCTATAATAATTTAGAGTATTTTTGTTTTTGCCGTTCGACTGTTCCAGCAGCCGGACGGCTTTTTACTTGTACTAACAAGCAATTTACATCACCGCCTTTCATTTCTTTCTGCGTATCGGTGCAATAATTCCTACAAGTTTCTCATTTTCGTACGTGTAAAATAGGGATACTTCCTTATTCGGGTTTATCTTGATTTCCGCATTCCGGTCAAAACAACTGAGAAGCGCATTGTCGATACAGTATGCATACTCTTTACCGTCTTCGGTTTCTAGCAGCCGGGCCTTAGGTTTGGTATCGAGAATTTTATCCGTTCGGTACACCTCGACAAGCTTACTTTTCGGCAGAAGGCGCTTAAATCCGTCCGGGAGTTCGCGGGGTTTCAGAGCGAATATGTTTTTATCTTTCGGCAAAAAGCACATGCAGCAATTATTGAGTACTAACGTATAACTTTCGGCGTCGCATAAGTATATGCGCAGCGGATGCTCTTTTATAATTTCCGTGATTGCCATCGAATAGATCTTTTTATAATTCATCGCTTGATATAAACCTCCTTGTACTGTCTTCCGAACTGGATAGCGTCTTCATAGCTTTCCATGAAAATATCTATGCAGTTATCTATGCCGCATCGGTCGTTTACGATGTATTCCACGCCGTCAATAACGACGACTGTATCGAATGGTAGGAAGTTGCAGGCTACCCCACCAACATGGACTGTTTCGCCCGTTGCGGTAATAGTCCCGCAATCGTATGGCGTGTAAGCGCTGCACTCCGTGATGAGCCATTCCGCATGCGCCGCAAGCGGCGCTAACAATGTGAATAAAAGGGTTAATAGTCTTCTCCGCATTCATGCATCTCCTCTCTGTAATTCATAGCCTCAACAGCTGCCGTTAGTGTTTCTAAGTGATCCGCTAACATTTCAAAGAAATCCACAGCAGCTGTCACTTTTTCTTTCTGTTCAACAGACAGGCAGCCATCAAAATCTTTAAAATATCCGCAGAGTATATTTTCTCCACTGCGTGCGATAGAGACTATCCGTTCTAAATCTTCAGTATCGACGTCTCCCCTACAAGCCATCTTTATTTCATCTCCTTTACTCGAATAATTAATTCCGTCCCCGGCTGAACGCTGCCCGGGTTGCTGATGTGATTTTCTTTCAGTGTGTTGTAGACCACTTCCTGAACGTCATCTCTACTGCTTGCGACTTTCGCGCAGACATCCCAGACACTTTCACCGCGCGCTACCGTGACTTTGTATGGCACCGTCTTTTCCAGCGGCTGTACTGCATAACCGGCTAAAAGGACGATTGCTGTAAAAGCCGTTAGAAATTTAAGCATGATAGAGCCTCAATAACCGATATAATCATTGATATAAAAATCAATACGTACAATGCATTCATTGCTTTGTCAATCACGTTGAGTCCTCCTGTTCTTTCGATAAACTCATAATCCATTTCGCCAACTTGTATTCGTAGAAATCCGCTTCTTCTCCCGGCGGTTGATAACTGACTTCGATAACCGACGGAAGCTCGTCTGAAACTCTCAAATTTAATCACCTCACTTCTTTTGTTCTTCTCTCCGTTGAGCCGCCCGGCTTATTAGTTGTCGAGCATAACACAGTTCACAATGGATATGGCAATAACAACTTGTTATTTGCGGGCGGTTCAACGGAGAGAAGAAATTGATATGTTTTTTGCTTTACTCCGCACGCCCCTCTATAATTGTTTTAGAGAGGGGGTGAATGCGATGAATATTAGATCCTTAGTGGGCGCATTAGCAGTTACTACGCAGGCCGGAGATCTCACTCAGAATCAATTAATTCTGTTAACGGCTACTGGTACTATTTTTGGTACACCTGTTTTTAGCGACGATCCAGTGACACCCGAGACAGAAGCACCCAGAGCTTTTTTACGTGCGTGTTTCGGCAAGTCCGAATCTACGCAGCCAAAGAAGCACGTTCTGTGTGGGAGCGAGCCTTTCTTTTTACTGCAAAACGCCACTGTTGTAATCGGGAATGAACTTACCAAACTCCCGTTTTTGTTTGTTTGCTACGATTCTGTTCTTGCCTGTACTGTTGGATCAATCGACTACAAGTAAGAAGATTCATAGTTGTACGAACCTTCAGAGCTCCGTTGCCGCGGGGCTCTTTTTCTGTGAGTTTCTTAAACTCTTCAACAGTGCATTCGATCTTCATTTTCTTCTTCACCTCGCCTTCTTTTTGCGTTTACGTAAACTGTTAGCTAAAAAAAATTGACAGCATTTCTACATCTGATACCTCAGTTAATTTTTGATAGTCCTGAATTTCCTTACGGGTAAACTCTGTAAATCCGCTTAACTTTTTACTGAGCGTAGCAGGGTTCATGCCCATTTTCGTAGCTAAGACGTTTAAAGGGATACCTTTTTCTGCCGCAAAGTATTTAAATTTATTTTTATCCAACATTCAGTTCTCACCTCTTTTCTTTTTGCGTTTACGTAAATAGTATAACTTGCGTTTTTGTAAAAGTCAATGCTTTTTTACAAAATAATTTGCTTTTTCGCAAAATTCATGATAGAATTTGTACAAAAGAGGTGAGAATATGGATATAAAAGATATACTAAAAGATCGAAGATTAGAACTACAACTAACACTCGAAGATGTAGCAAAGAGAGTAGGTGTGTCCCCGGCAACCATATCTCGCTGGGAATCAGGCGACATCGCAAACATGCGCAGGGATCGAATTGCTGCGTTGGCTGAAGCATTGCAGATAAGTCCAGCGGTAATTATGGGCTGGGATGTTGATACGACACTCCCACCCGGCACCCACCGTCCGCAATTTAAAAAAGTCCCAATGCTGGGATACGCTGCCGCCGGGCAACCTCTTGAAGATCTCAATCAAGACACGCCGTATTATGATATAGAGAATAAATATGACGTGGATTTCTGCATTACTGTCCGCGGCGACAGTATGATCGATGCAAACATCAATGACGGCGATATAGTTTTTATAAAATCGATGTCCGAAGTGCCAAACGGGAAAATTGCTTGCGTAGAAATAGACAATGAAAAGGTTTGTTTAAAACGTTTTTACAAGTCCGGTAAAACAGTATCTTTGGCGTCAGCTAATAGTAAATACGCGCCTATGTTTTTTACCGAAGATACTTGCGAGAGCATAAAAGTATTAGGGTTAGCTGTACTAAGACAGTCTGAGATACAATAATTTTTTTATGAGAGAGGAGACTTTTAAAATGACAGTAACAACGTTATTACTATTAAGGGACCTGACGCCGACGCAGAAAAGCTACGTGACGAGTAAGCTCAATACTAAAGAAAAAGAGACGTCTATGGCGTACATCTGCTGGATTTTGTGTGGTATCCACTATTTCTATCTTGGGCAGCCTATCAAGAACATCTTATACTGGATCACTTGCGCCGGTTTTGGGATCTGGGGAATTATTGATTTGTTCCGGATGAAGTCACTTGTTGAAGAATGTAATGAGAAGATAGTGCAAGAATTAATTCAGGAAGCCACTTTGCTTGAAAGTTGATTGTAAAAGGAGTGTTTGCTAATGAGTAGTATTATAGTATTTTTAATTTTATTGTGGATCTACTTTACGTACGTGAAAGAAAAATAGCAGCATAAAAATCCCGTTATCGCATTAACGGTACGATAACGGGAGAATGTAATAACCCACCCACGGGCTGATTACTATTATATTATAACACGATCAGCCCATTTCTAAAAAAGGAGCTGATTTTTTTTATGCTTAGAGCCGCTTTATACGCACGTTTTTCTTCTGAAAACCAGCGTGAAGAATCTATTCTTGCGCAATTCAGAGACAGTACTGAATACTGCAAAAAGCACAATTACGCTATTGTTGCGAAGTATGCCGATGAAGCAAAATCAGGCACTACGACTATCGGCCGTGAACAGTATAAACTTATGCTAAAAGATGCGCAGAAAGGGAAATTTGATATCGTCGTATTTCATAAAATAGACCGCAATGCCCGAAACGAACTTGACTATTACATAACAAAGCACAAATTAGAAGAAGCGGGTGTAAAATACGCTTACAGCCGGCAGGATATCGACAGCACGTCCCCAGAAGGGCAGATGATGGAATCCATGCTGGTCGGCATGGCAGCTTATTACTCACGAAACCTCTCAAATGAAATTAAAAAAGGGCTCCGCGAAAATGCAATTCAAGGTAAGTGCACTGGTGGGAGACTGCCGTATGGTTTTTCTGTTGATGCCGATAAAAAGCTAATTATCAATGAGAACGAGGCACCCGCCGTCCGTATGATTTTTGACTGGTACTCCGCAGGTGTCCATTACGGCGTTATACGCAAGCGGCTTTTTAATGCAGGGTATCGAAATCGTGCAGGAAAAGAATTTACCATTGCTTCTATTTATGAAATCTTGCGGAATCGAAAATACGTCGGCGATCTTTATCTCGGTAAAACGCTATCCCGGAAGGGGAAAAGAAATACACACCAGACAAGCGCTAATGTACAGTATTTTGAAAATGTTATTCCGGCCATTGTTTCAAGGGATATTTTTGAGGAGGTGCAGGTTAAATTGGATCAGAATAAACGGAGATCAGGAGCAGGAAATGCAAAAGCAATCTATGCTTTATCCGGTCTTATATATTGCGGGAAATGCGGGTCTGCTATGGTCGCACACTCGACGAAAAACAGCCGCGGTATAAAGAATTATTATTATAGATGTCCTAAGGGTCGCCTTATCGGTGAAGAAAAATGCCCACAGAAATTTATAAATCGTGATGATATCGAAAACACAGTATATCAATTAATCCGCAAATTATTTACGGCTCCGGATGCGCACAATCAGATAAAAAGAATTATCGCTAAAAACAATATAGGTGTTAAAGTTCCCGATTATACAGAACAGATAAAGAGGCTAAAAAAACAGGAGAGCGATGCTTCTAAGCGGCTTGATAAATTATACGATTTGTATATGACCGACCGGGAAGATGAATTTACATCCGCAAAAATGGCGCAAATCAAGGAAGAAATACTGCGGCTCAGGACGCAAATTAAAGAAGCCGAAGACAGACAGGCTATCGCACAGTCTACAACCTTTGATATTGATAAAATCATTGATACTTTTCAAAAACAACTCAAACAAAAACAGAGTCCTGAATTTATCAAGACCCTGTTTGAGCTTGCCGTTAAAAACGTGACCGTTTATCCCGACAAAATAAAAGTGGCGTTGTTGGTGACCCAAGAGAGATTCGAACTCCCGACACCTTGA